TGGTTATTTACATTATTAACATTAGTAAGCGATATTTACAATCTCAAAGCATTGCTCAGTGCTAAGAGAGGCGTAGTTTACATTGAAGTGACTAACTTCTCCCCTAAAAAGAGGTATTCCACGAGGGGAATGTCGATATGTACAAAGCCTAGTCTATATATACAAAAGTACACAAAAGTTACATACACACTGGTATCCATATATACACACCGATTTTGCTATCCCGTAGGTCCCAGATCGAGAACTGGGCGAGTAGATAAGCTCTACTCCAGGCTTACGATTTCTTCGTCCTCTTCAAGTTCTTCGCCAAGATACTTGTGTCTCCAATGGTTGACTCGCTTGTCATAGGAAACATTGAGGGCAGGGCACAAATGTTCGATTTCACACTTCTGCGCAACTTGTTGGAGCTTACTCCTACGATCTTCAAATACATCGCGACCATAGTAAAACCAATCATGCAAAGAACTTTCAATGTTCTGAGCACTATGTTCTGGTAGAGTAAGTTCCTTTGAAAGCAAATGTGCATGAAGACGTTTGAAAATAGAATCTTCTGAAAGAAGTCCCACTTTCTGTCCAAGATCTTCATTAAATACACACTTACGTTTCAAGAAGTCCACATCATTTTCAGTCATATAATGTGTTGGCGTTGACTCCTTATCAGGCATGGTGAATTTCATATCATGTTCTGCCAACCAGTCAGCATAAGTGATATGAGTAAACTTTGAACATGATTCATCAACAGTTCCAATGACATCATCTCCGTATGTTAGAAAAGCACAGTTCTCTTTAAAATCCTTTTCAGGATAAATCGAAAAGAAACAGCTCCTCAACAACAGAGAATTAACCATAGAATTAATGATAACTGTAAGGTTTTGTCCCGAAGGATTAGTACCAAACAATTGAATCAAGTCACCATTATAAGCCATTACCGGATACACAACTTCATGCACAATCATCTTCATCAAATGGATGTCTTCATCAGTGTAACCGTCACATTTCTCTGCAATGTCAATCAAAATGTCAAAAGCAGCAATTGTGACTTGAGCAGGCATTCGCACATCGTATTTGCTATAATCTCCAGCTAAAACACGATCTTTACCTTTGCTCATGGCGGCTTCCCAAAGTTCTTCCCATTCCAATCCTTCTGCGTTGACACCAACAGCGCATTCATACAGAATTGGATTCATCTGAATAATTCGAACAATTGGAAGGAAGTACATCCTAATCAACAACTGCAAGACTAGTGGAGCGCTTTGAAACACTCTCACTTTATCTTTTGTCAACTTGGTTGCTTCGTCCTTCAAACATGATTTCCAAACCATGTAACATCGTTTTCCACCTCGCAAGATAGAAATAATTTTGTCGAATTCAGCCCATACTTCCGGGACAAAAGTACGAGGTTTACCAATTTCAGGATAATCCTTTGGATCTAAATCCACAAGTAGCGGATGCTTCGACCCCGAAAGCGGAAAACCAGGAGAAGATGAGAAGTTCATCGGATCAATAAACTTGACTCCAATTAATCCACAAACTGTGGCAACTCTCGACAGTGGTTTTGCGCTGAAGAGTTCTGGTATACGTTGTTTCAATCCAGTAGTTAATTCCTTCATAGATCGAACAGCTTTAGCCAAAACACTTCCAATTGGTAAACTTGGAACAGCAGCATGGACAAGTGTAGCTTGATAAGGAAATCTTCCCTTTCCCTTCATCTTTGGTGCACCCCATTTCTGGGGCACACCAAACACCTCTTCAACAGCATCGGACACCAAGGTAGGTGTAACATTGCTATAAGGCGTAGCTTTTCCACTTGTTTTTCCATAAACATCAATGCAAGCTCCCTCAGTTAAGAAATTGACAGCACTCTTAGGATGAATCTCGGCGCCCTCAAAGATAGGTTTTCCAAATGTTTCCACTGGAAAATCACCCATATTAGGACTAAGATCACCGCTTGAGGCTGATAAAACAACTCCATCGACTTGAGCCAATTCTGATATAGCGTGATTTACTTGATCTTGCGTTAAAGTACCGCATCCACCAAGTTTACCACGTCCACCTAAGTGGAATCCAAGAATTAGTGATCCCTTCGAATCTGAAATAACAGGAGACATACACATCCCAGCTTGAGTTTCAACAGGTAAGTCATAATAACTTCCCATAAAAATCTTCTGTGTGTGCGCAACTCGACTGCTACCTCTAAATAAAGTTGGGATCGCTCGCATTGTAGTATCGACAATCTCACGTGTCACTAATTTTGCTGGAGTTCGTTTCAAGATATTTCCTTCGGGCAAAAACTTGCGAAAATCCTTCATTGACCCTCCACTTGTAATAAAACAAAGCGAAAAATCAGTTGTAGGGATATCCACACGAAATGCCTTAGAAATTTTATCTCGAAAGAAACTACCAACTTTATCTGATCCACTCTTGTAACAACGAACAGAAATATCTCTATCTCCATGTTCATCTAAGAAATGTGTAGGAACAAGTAAAAAATTAGAAGTGACATAAAATCCCAAAGATGTCTTATTCTTATCGGACACAACACCAACAAGATTGGTCTTCATTGAAGAAGCCAAATTGTCAGCTGTCGTAGTCTTCGCAGGTTCAGACATAGGAAGTGGAACGCATTCAGAAACAAGCCAAGGATTGATTTTATCATTGCGTTCCTGAATTTCCTCCATAGATTCAGGATTCAAACCAGTTTGCGTCTCAAGTTTGGTGTAACGAGATCGCATGGTCGTGAGTATCAAAGCAATAGCTCCAAGTCCGATGATGGCATATTTGAACTGCCATTGTTGAGTAAAAGTACGAACTACATCTTTCAATTCCAGGATTCTGTTACGAACCATGTTCCTGTAAGTTTGAATAGTCGCACAAGTATACCAATACATTCCAAACAGTGCGAATCCAATCCAAAGAATGGAAACACGAGGAATGCCATAACACAAAACCAACATCATCAGGAAAATGAAACTATTTCCAGTAATAAGCGATTGCTTGATATCCTCTCTCCAAAAGAACAATCCAAACTTCAAAACCTTAGGATGGCAAATCCAACTTTCAGGCATAAAGTCAAGTCGCTCCCACCACATACACACTGCATTAGTGGCGAGGATTGAAGACGTCAAAGTATGCTCATATTGTCGCTGCAAAACTTCTGCTTTTCTGTGAAAGAAACCTCTTGTTTTACCTGAGTAGTACTCCCACTCCCCGGACTGTTTATCCAAAACAGGAGTAGAAGGTTGTTCCTTGTCACAAGGCTGGCAAAGAACCTTTTCCAACACCGATGAGCATCCGCAATACAACATTCCACAAGAATCGCACTTTGTAGGTATGGCTTCTTGGTTGGCCAAATATTGACCTTCCTCAGTGAAATGAATTTTGGATGTTACTTGCACCCACCTCAAATACTCTTTTACAGAAACATTGACCATTGACTTCCCTTCAAAAACAACGGGAGTCATCGCAGCCAAAACAACATGTCTCTTGTTTTGAGCAGTGTATCTACGTACAGTAAGTTCCCAAGCATCAGGGCAAGCAGTATGTCCAAATTTAGCCTCAATGAGCTTTTTACTCAGAATACCACCTTCACAAAACTCAGGTTTTGGTACAACTTTAAC